TCCCTAACTGACGATACAGAAAGAGCAAGACTCTGTAACGCATTTTACGAACCTACAAGAGATGCTGTATTAAGATCACATCCTTGGAATTTCGCAATAGAAAGACAAGAGCTAAGTAAGTTAGTTGCAGCACCTGCATTTGACTACGCTTATCAATATACTCTTCCAACCAGTCCTTATTGCCTTCGTGTTCTCAAAATGGAATATGATGAGTACATCTTTAAGATTGAAGGAAGAAAGTTATTATCAGATGAAGGAACTGCAAAGATTCTTTACATTGCACAAGTAACAGATACAGCACAATTCGATCCAATCTTCACAGAAGTATTGACAGCTAGATTAGCTGCTGAATTAGCATACTCAATAACAGGAAGCAATAGCCTTTCTAAACAAATGTGGGAGCTATATGAAATCAAAGTCGCAGAAGCTAGATCTATTGATGGATTGGAGGGTTTTATTGATGGTCTAGTATCTGATACATTTACATCATTTAGGGGTTAAATGGCTAGAGTACATCCATTTCAGTCTAACTTCACAGCTGGGGAGTTAAGTCCTCGTCTTGAAGGACAAATAGACTTTAAGAAATATTTTAACGGTTGTAGTGAACTAACCAACATGATTGTATATCCTCATGGTGGCGCTACTAGACGAGGAGGAACTCACTTTGTTTCTGAGGTTAAGGATTCGACTAAAGAAGTAAGGCTTATTCCTTTCGAGTTCAATGTAACTCAATCCTATGTACTAGAGTTTGGTGACACTTATATTCGTTTCTATAAAGACAACGGTCAGATTCAATCTGGCGGTTCTGCTTATGAAATATCAACACCTTATTTAGAGGCTGAACTAACAGAACTACACTTTGCACAATCAGCAGATGTTATGTATATCTGTCATAGTGGCCATGCACCTAGAAAGCTATCTCGTACAGGTCATACATCTTGGACATTAAGTACACCTACATTCACATGGGCTGGTTCAACACCTTGGACAAGTAGTAATGGCTATCCTAGAACAGTATCGTTTTATGAACAGAGATTATTCTTTGCTGGTAGCTCTACCTATCCACAAACAATATGGGGTTCTCAAACAGCTGACTATGAGAACTTTGATCAAGGTACAGGCTTGGCAGATGAGTCAATGGAATATGCTATTGCTACTAATAAAGTCAATGTAATAAGATGGTTACAACCAAGTAGAGATCTCATTGTTGGAACAGCAGGTGGTGAATTTAAAGTAGGCCGCCCACAGGGAGAGCCTTTAACACCATCTAATGTAATGGTTACTCAGCAGACTACTTACGGTAGTTGGACTATCCCACCTATCCAGATTGGTAACGCTATTCTATTTGCACAGAGAGCTAGAAGAAAGATTAGAGAGTTCTCTTATCAATTTCAGAGTGATGCTTATATTGCTCCAGATATGACTTTGTTATCAGAGCATATAACAGCAGGCTACCTTAAAGACATGGACTATCAACAAGAGCCAGATTCAGTTATTTGGGCGTGTACTGCAGATGGCAAGATGTTAAGTCTGACTTATGAAAGACCTGAAGAAGTAATTGCTTGGGCGGAACATGAGATTGGTGGTACTAGCGTTGAAGTTGAGAGTGTTTCAGTAATAACTAATACAACTCAGGATCAATTATGGGTAGCAGTTAAAAGAACTGTCAATGGATCAGTAGTAAGGCATATTGAATATCTAGACCCAGACATAAATGTAGATTCAGGTATCACAGGCACTGTATCAACCGCTACAACCTCTGTAAGTGGACTTTCTCACTTAGAAGGGGAAACGGTCAAGTTAGTTATAAATGACTCTGTATTCCCAGATAAAGTAGTTTCAAGTGGTGCTATATCTATATCAGTACCTACTGGTTGGACTAATGTAGATATTCAAGTAGGATTAGGATATACATCAACTTTAAAGACTATGCGTGTTGAGTCAGGTTCTCAAGCAGGTAAAGCACAAGGATTAAAGAAACGATGGAATGAGGTTAAGGTTAGATTGCTCAATACAACAGGTGTCAAGATTAATGATGACCAACTTCCATTTAGAACATCATCAACTCCTATGAGTTCAGGTATCGGTTTATTCACAGGTGATAAACGAGTTACTAATCTTGGTTGGGATAGAGATGGTATTATTGAAATCAAACAAGAACAACCTTTACCATTAACGGTACTAGGTATTCATGGAACATTAACGGTGAGTGATTAATATGTCAGTAGCAGCAGCAGCAGCAGTAGCAGCAATATCAGTAGCAGGCGGAGTCATTGGCGCAAGAGGTGCTATTGAGTCTGGAAATGCAGCATACAAGATGGGTCAAGTTGAATATGGCGAAACCTTAAACGCTTATCATTATAAAAGAAAGGCAATGCACAGGCAGGCTATTGAAGCTATCCACATGCAGGTTGCACAGTGGGGTGGTAGCGGAGCATCAGCTGGCGTAGGATCAGCTGAACTAAATGTATTAAAATCTATTAATGATTTACAAGAAGATACAAGAGAAAATTTAAGAACATCTAGGTCAGAAGCATGGAAACATTGGATGGCAGGATCACAGCAATTAACAGCATCAAGGTATCAAGCTACAGGTTCTTTACTGTCAGGAATTACTGGTGCAGCCACAAGTTATAAGGCAATGAAATGAGTTTAAAATATGGCAATTAAAATAGCATCAAGAAAGACTATTGGATTAGGCAATACAACACCTGTTTCTGGAAGCACGAAATGGCTTAGTGCTGCAGCAGCCGGTGGTAAAGGCGCACAAGATTTAGGTAATCAACTTGTATCAGCATCACAAAGAATAGCATCTGCATTCTCTGAGAGTCTTGATAAGCAAGAAAAGACTAATCAGTTAAATAGTGCATTAGGAAATTTTCGTACCTTTGAGCAAGGTGGTGCAGAAGATAATGGTAAATATGGAAACAACTCTCCTTATGGAGTAATCAATAGCGCATCATTCGGAACTTACGATCCGGAAACTAACATGATGTCTAATGAGGTTGATACTAAGAATATACATGGATCGGTTGGAGCTATGTATGACCAGTACAAGACTGATTCAATAGACGGAATAGAAGATGATTTTGTAAGATCGAATATGGAAAAGCAGTGGGCTATATCAAGAGCCACCGCTATGAACCATGCTTACAATCAAGGTTTAAAGTATCAACAAGGTATCAATACTACTGCATATTTAGGAGATTTATCTGAAACTTTAAAAAGACTTGGCGGTGGCTCTTCAATACAAATTGAAGAAGCTTACGCAGATGGTAAAGCTATGTTATCTCAGTGGGGTGCTTTCCCAAATCTAAATCCACAAGGGGCAAACCAATTCAAAACACAGTATGATGCTGCCTATACAAAGCAAAGGGCTTTCAGAGCAGTAACCTTTGACAACTTAGGTTTTGATAATCCTGAAATTGGTGTTACAGAAGATGGTATTCCAACTACTACTACAACCGAACAGTACAATACCGCTATATCATTATTAAGCCATGATTGGACAGTTTTAGATAGCCCAAGCTACACAGAAGAAAAGAAGCAACAAATTATTGACGCAGTAATGGCACTAGATGATGGTGATGTTACAAAGATAGATGGTCAAAGAGCAGCATTAATTCAGAAGTTTGAAAGAGATCGTAGCATCCGTAAAGGAGTAATTGATAGCAACAATAATATTATAGTTACAGGTGTTATATCAGAATTGAATGGATTAAGAAACACAGGAACTTTAACTCTAGAGAAGCTACAAGAGATATGGCCTGATCCTAGTGAGAAAGATCAGTCGTTGTATAATGTGTTTGCAAATCAAACTATAGGTAAGACTAAGACTGATTTTACTGGCCCAGAGTTATTGAAGTTTAGAAATCTAAAGCTAGATATTCAAGAAGGTAAAAGCGAAGATCCTGTAATACAAGATATTATTGACTTGTTTATGAGTGATCCAGAAAAGGCTAAAGTTGAGTTTATGCGTTATGTATCTAGTAAATTCCCACTTATACCTGACAAGCATTGGAATCCTATCAATTCATTCTTAAAAGATACAAGCAAAGATTGGAAGGTTTCTAAATTAAAAGCTAGGGCACTTAAACGTGCAGAAAACTCATTAATATTACAGATTCTAAACCCTGCTGAACACAGAAAGTTAGTGTTAAATAATGCTAATTCAGAAGAGTTTTTGGCATCTGTTATTGCTAATGGCGATAAAACAAGTATTACTGAAGCTAGAAATCAGGTTCAAAATCTAATGATGAACTTTGAAGAGGTTTTAGAGCAGACTCTAATAGAAAAGAAGAAGCTAGACGGAACTTCATTTGAAGCTATGTTAAATGCTCCACTATATAAGATGGATGAGAATGGCCAAAAGGTAGGCGTTCCGGGATATGAGAACCCTAATTACATAGTTCACAGATTGATTAAGGATCAGCAAGGATCAGTAGGCACATCTGTCCTATCCAAGATTAAACAGAAAATAACACAGCAGCAAGTAGATAAGCAGAACGAGATTGACAATGCTCAAAAAATGGTTGTGTATTCTAGTGAAGAAATAACTAACAAGCTTACAGACTGGTCTATTGATAATGGATGGGATAAATCACTAACTGCTAATCAGCTTAATATTGAGTTTGATGATGGATCTACATTCTCAATGCCCCTACCAGAGGGAATGAGCCAAGAAGAAGGTTCTATGCTTTATTACTCTAAGATTGCACAAATGCAGAAAGGAGATCCTAATCTAGTTGTAAATATTCCGGCAGACTCACCTATTCCGGCAGGTTGGACTTCAAGATTAGAACCTATTGAACATCAGAAGGCTAGACAAGCTGCACTAGCAAATGGAAACTTTGATCAGTATCTACAAGCCGATAATCTAACAGACAAAATGGATCAAGATGTTCTTCATATAGACAGACAGATTCAAAAGCTTTCTGATGAAAAATCAGCAGTAGATAATCATATAGCTGAATCTGGCGATAAGGATGTTAGCATTTGGGAAACATCATCAGCTGAACTAGAAATACAGATTGCCGAGTTGGAAATGAAAAGATATGATGCACAGATAGGTATTGTTAGAAGTGAGATTGAAGCAGAAGAAGCAGGATTAACTGAAATTGAAAAACAGATTGCTGCTAAAGAATCAACTATAAAAGATATTGAAGCTAAGAACGCTGCAGAAGAACAAGCAAGGATTGAAGAAGAAGGTAGATCTATGGTGTTAAAAGCAATAGATGCAACATCTGATGCAATGATAGATTTTGCACAAGGATTAACAAACCTATATGTTGGTAGTTTTGTAGATAGTTCCAATATTAGAAAGTGGATAGAAGAAAAAGTTACTATTGTTGATTATTTGAACAACACATCAAGTATTGATTATTCTACTTATGATGCATGGCATGAAACAGGTATTGCAGAATGGAAAGCCCATCCTAAACCAACAAAAGAACTATATAAAAAGTATAAAGCTGCTCATGATAAAGCAGAGAAAAGAGATGATAGACTATTAAAAATGCTTGAAAATGTATATGAGAGAAGAGGTTTATGAAATCACAATTCTTAATTGATAGGTTATCAGACGGTTACACATCTGAACAAGCAAGAACATCATTTTTAAATAAACGCAATGAACTTCTTGGATTGGGAAGGACTGATGCTGAGATCAATACTGAGCTAGGTGTTTCATTAAATCCTGTAATGTCTTATGGATCTGGATATAGCAGCATTATAAGTCAAGGCGATACAGGCTACAGCAAACCAACAGAAGTATTAGGCGAAGTAGGTGTGTTTAATTGGGATAAAGAGGCTGTTAGAGATGGTAGCACACAATATCCCAAGTTCGCATTTGAAACGGATACTGGTACAAAATATCATCAGATAGCTACAACTGCACAAGGCGGCAGGTGGGAGAACATGCTTAAAGCTGAAGATAATTACAATAAATATTTACAGTGGAATAAAGAAGATGTAAGTGCTGATCTATTTGATGTATGGTCTAATAAGCCAGATATAGCTACTGAAATTGCACAAATGGTTGATGCTGGGCTAACTTGGGATCAAGCAAAAGATCGTTTACAGTTCTTTGATACTTCTAGACAAAAGAATCTAGCTGATGGTGATCAGGATGAAATCTATGGCAACCCAGAGATCATTCCAGAAGGTTTTGTTAGAATGCGTATAGATGTTGAAAGCTGGAATATAGAAGAAGATACTCCAGTTTATTCAATCAATCCAGAGTATCAAGTTGTTCCTACTGAATTTGAAGAAGCAACTCTAAGTCGTAGTAGGGAGTGGGCGAGAAATAATCAGTGGTATTGGAGCGAAGAAGATCAGAGGCGTAAACCACCTATTGATATGAATCCTGATGAATATGAGTGGGATTGGTATAATACTATTGAGCATGGAGTACAACAATCTGTTTTTGCTATGGGCGTTAAATTCCATAGTATTCAAGAGGGTGAAACTCTAACTTTGAAAGAACTACTTGGTGAATCTATTTATTTAGAAGAGCAGCCAATGATGAAGCAGCTTGTATATGCTGCCGCTGGAATACTACCAGATACTCCTATTTATTGGGCTGGTTGTAAAGCCGGCACTGCAGTAGGTGCAGCTGTAGGTTCAGCAGTTCCAGCAGCAGGTACTGCGAGTGGTGCTACGGTTGGTTGTTTTGCAGGCATGTTTGGTGTTCATGGTGCTATTCGTAGTATTTATGACGATCTATTACAGAATGCAACGGATGTAGAGAACGAACAAGATTTCATGAAGTATTTGACTAACGCTATTCGTGAATTTGGTGCGGAAGCTGTTATTGGTGCTATTACTGGTGTTGCTAGTGCAACATTCACTAAGATGGCAATGAACTCTAAAAATCCGTTTATTAGATCTATCATTAAAGGCACTACAGGTAAGACTGGCAAGCAATATGGAGTAAATTCTGCAAGGTTATTAACTGAAGCTATAGCAATGACAGAAGCTTCGCATCTTGATCCTTTTAGAAACATCTTAGATCTAACACTACCAGATAGTATTTTCCCAACTACACAGGAATTTTTACACAGTATAGCTGTCTTATCTATATTACATGCCTCTAATACTGGTATATCTAAGATGACTGCACCTATCAAACTAAGAGTTGGAACTACAGATTTCGCAGTATATAACAGATTAAAGAAGATATTTGTTCAATTTGGTATTAGATCTAACACATTCACTAGCTATTTAAAAGACAATCCAGAGATTGCAAAAGGCATTATTGAGGCTATGCGTGCAACACCTAGAATAAAGAACGGTAAATATTTCTACGATCTTCCTAAAGAAATTCAAGCATCTTTACATGCTATTATTATTCAAGGTCAGAAATCAACTGCTAAACACACTACTACTGATGGCATATACAGAGCCTCTCAATACACCTATCAGCATGACAGATCTACTGGTGGCCAAAAGATTGAACTAACACACGCTGAACATGCTACAGCACAGGCAAAAGAAGGAACTCCAGTAGTACAAAATATTAGAGTAACTCTTCGCAGGGCTAGAGATAAAGGTATCAATGCTTGGGAGATTGAAAAGCTTGATGGTGAAATATCTACTGATGGATTAAAGCACATGGTAGAAATGTTTGTAGATAAGGGCAACGATATTCATATTGGTAAGGGAGTTGAAGTGCCAAGTGATTTAAGGCTTATTATTGAGGATATGACCGCTAAAAGAATAGAAAAGCCTGAAGAAGAAATTAAAGATTTAACTCAGTTAGATATAGATCTGTTGCAAATTGATGACATGATTAGAGCTAAAGGTCTTGAAGCTAAAGAAGTAGGTGGTGGTAAAGAGGCACAAGAATTAGTTATCGAATCTCTCCAATCCATGAAAGAATTGATTTACGGTGAGTCTATAGAGGCATCTAGTATCAAGGCTAAAGAGCTTATTGAGAAAAGAACACTGGATCTATTGCGACAAACTTCAGAGAAAGAGTACGATAATAACGGTGGTTTCCATCTACCTGAATATCTGATAGCAACAAATCAAATTAAACTTAAAGGTAATCATGAGTTCTCTTCTATTGAAGAAGTACATTTGCCTAGAGTTGAAGAAATTAGAAAGAATAATGACGAAGGATGGACTATTGTTTCTCATTCATCTAGAAGATCTGATCTAACAAGTTTTGACACAAGATCAGAATACTTACTTCATATAGGTGATGATGCACAAGCTGCAGCAAGACTAGATAATCCTTTCATTTATAGAGTTTTATCTAAGATTAGTAACCCTTTAGTTATTAAATCAGAGCAATTAGCAAATGGTTTAGAGGATTGGCGTGGTATTGCTCATTATCTTCAGAGTAAGGGTGTAGATATTATGACCAGAGATGAAGCACAAGATATAGCTAGAAAAAGAGTAGGAAGCACAACATACTCTAATCAGAATATGGCTATTAGGGCTTTCCTTATGGAGAGAGGTTATGATGCTATCTATTACAGAAACGAGATTGAAGATGTATCTGGTGATAAAAAGTCTAGAGATTCAGCAGTATTATTAGATATGAGCAAGGTTAAGATATTAGGTGTCATGAAGAAAGAATATGATGCTAATGGAAACCTAAAACTTAACTTCACAAAAGAACTAGCTAACGCTAAAGCACTAAACTTAGCAAGCACACAATCATTTAATCTTGGATTGGTTAGAGATGCAGAGCGTTATAACAGAATGCTAGAGTTACCTGACATTGTGGAGCTAGGTAGATTAATGATGGATGGTAAGTTTGCTGTAGTAACTAACAAGCTACCAGAAGGTGTTAGAGGTCGTGCTATTGTTCATGAGGGTGCTGAATTAAGAGCAGCTATTAAGATCAATGCTGAACTAGGTAAAGATACAGCACAGCTAATGGCTACATTAATGCATGAGATTGGACATGTTGTTGATTACATATCGAAAGAAGGTGATCATACTATGGCCAGAGGCAATATCATTGGTCGTATTGCAAGTCTTAAAAAGCACTTTGGTAAATATTATGAAGGTACTCCAAGTGGAGAGAAGCCACTAACTAAAGGTGAGATTAAAGACCTGAAGAAAGAGGCTAGAAGATTAGTTAATGAAACTGTAAAAGACCTATCCAACATAAAAGAGATTAAAGACTTAGGCATTACTCCACAAGAAATTAAAGACATCTTCACAGGTGTAATGAAGCGTGCTGAAGTAGATCCTAGTTTATATCTGTTTATTCAAAAAGCACATAAAAAGCTCAAGAAGGATATTACTAGAGCAGCTATGAGAGGACAAATACATCCTGAGATTGTTAAGATACTTGACTCTAGTGCTAAAACAAATGCAACGCCTAAGCATTCAGCTGATAAGATCAAGGCTAAGTTTAAGGAAATATTTGAGGCAGAAGTTACTCGTAGAAAGCTATTATCACAAGATTTAATTCATCAAGAGCTTTATGAGTTGTCAAAAGAATGGCGACCTTTCAATGAAGAAACAGCAAGTAAAAAGTTCCTTACTTATCGTAAAAGTTCTAAGGAGATATTTGCTGATTTTATAAGTGCTTTAGTTGTAAATCCGTTTTTCACCAAAAAGAAAGCTCCTAATGCTTATGCTGGCTTTATGAACTGGCTGCATGAGGGGCATCCTAAATTCAGAGAAAACTGGTTCAAACTACAAGATGCTCTTAATACTCCGAATGGTGGTAGAAAAGATTTAAGCTTGCGTATTCTTGCAGGTATGCGTGATGGTGATTTAAAGCGTATTGAAATGATGGAACATGATCTAGATCCAAAAGAGGGATCTAATACTATGAAGTATAAGTTGTATGATGAATACTTTGCTATTACTAGAGATCAAAATCTGTACGAAGAAAGAACTGGAAAAACATGGAAAGAGGGTGAAGATCCAACTCTAGGTGTAGAGAAGATGCTTTATAACAAATCTGCTCATGAAGAATATATCTTTGATTTACAGTACATGGTTAGAGAGTTTTCTAAAGATATGGAGATACCACAAGAGAATATTGAGTTATACCTATTCTTCAGACGAATTGCATTAGGTGATCGTTCAGAACTTATTAACCCTTTTGGTGTGGATAGGAAGATTGCTGCTGAAGAGATGGCAACATTAGAAACACAACATCCAGAACTAAGAGATGTAGCAGAACAATTCTGGCTGGTTAGACAAAAGAACTTTATTAAAGAAGTACAAGAATCCGATATGTTTGATGCTAAGTTAAAGCAGAAGATTATCGAGAATAAAGATTATGTTAAGTTTAATGTGGTAGAACACATGGATGCTCGCTACGGTAAAGGCATGGGTGCTAAGTTGATCGGCCAGATTGGTACATTCAAAGGTGTTGAAAGCCCATTAACCGCTACTGTATTTAGTGATCTATCTATTATTGATGCAATAGTAAAGAACAAGGCTATTGATAATACGATTAAGATGTATGAAGAGGCTTTAAAAACAGCACCAAAAATGTTTCACTTTGAGAAAGCAGAATATGAAACTGTAATGCTTAATGGCTTTGCTATTGAAAGACCTGTTGAGCCTCATGGTGAAAAGTACAAAGGCAAGAATCTAGAACTACTGATGGTTATGCGTAAAGGCAAACTAAAAGGATTCTATGTTGATAAGTGGGTAGCTAAAGCATTTAAAGAAAGCGCTATTGACAGGTATAAGGCTTGGGCGTGGGTTCAGAATATGAATGCATACTTCAGAGAGGTCTATACCGTATCAAATCCGGGATTCATGTTATTCAATGCTGCGCGTGACTTCCAAAGAACTGTTAAGAATTTGCCTAGTCGTGGTTGGTATGATGAAATCCCTCTAGTTAAGTGGGCTTCTTATCTTCCGTTCTGGGCTAAAGGCGGTGTTGATGGTGTTCATAGATATTTTGGTGTACCCAATCAAGTAATTAGTAACATGAGAAGTGGTAGATCTCTAATCTCAGTGGCAGAACCTTGGGGTGAGCCTTCTGATGTTATGGCTATGGAAAGAAGAATAGCACAATTCAGTCAATCTAAAACATCATGGAATGAGTATATACATCATCCTATTAGAACAATGATTGATGGTATTAGAATATTTGGACAGTTTGTTGAAACACAGAATAAAGCTGGTGGTCAAAGATGGATGGAAAGATACTTCCCAGAGTTATCTAAAGAAAGAATCGCCCACATTGTAAGAGTACAGTTAGGATCTCCTGCTTTTCTTAGAAAGGGTGAAGCGTTCTCAGTTTATAACAACTTATTCATGTTCTCTAATGCTATGAAAGAGGGTTGGAGAGGTGATTGGGAATCATTCAGAAGAGATCCTTTGACTGGCAAGAAGTCATCTAAGAGATCTGCTGAGTATTTAAACTCAACATTCCAACAAGTTTTTGCAACTAAAGCTTTGATGTTTGCTATGGCTCAAGGCTTAGTAGGATTAACAGATGAAGATAAAGCCAAGAACGCAACAATCATGGGAATGACATCAAACTATATTAAGACTAACTATATTGTTATACCGTTAGATCTTGTTGAGGTTCAAGGCCCAGACGGAGAGAGCTGGGTACAAAAAGGAATAATACTAACTATTCCTCTAGATGAAACAGCTAGATTTATCAGTGGTAATGTATGGCAAATGTTTACTAATTCCCCTATGGCTCATCCAGCCACAAGAACTGGAGAGTTTGGTGAAGGACTAATGGACTATGCTGCAGGACAAACTCCATCTTTCTCGCCACTATTTAAGATGTTACAACAAGCTGGTGATTACTATGTTGGTAACGGAAACCCTTATGATTACTTTAGAGAAGAGAATGTAATTAGTGAGCAAGCACAAAAAGCTGGTGGTGAAGCTAGATCAACAGAGTGGCAAGATAACATCTGGAGCAGTATGGGTGGTCGTATATTCTATAAAGATACTCCTGACTGGGTTAGAAATGTTATGGGTTATGAGAATAGAATCGACCTAGGTGAATTATCTAATCTTGGTAAGGAAGATGTAAACAATAAACTATTAACCTTCATAAAAGAAAATAACGATTTGCCTTTCATGGAGAACATCCTAGGAAGATGGTTAAGAGTAGTTGATTCAGGAGATATGCCACATGCTTTAGGAACTATGAAGAATGAAGCTATGTACTCACAAGAGAATATAGATATTAATAGTGCTATCAGTAAGATGCTAACTGGTCATGGTGATCAGATTAATGAAAGAGAAGCTATAGCACTCCAATCCAAGAAAGGAAAAGATATTCTTAGCAGATCAAGTAACATGATGCGTAGATATGGATCAAATGCTTGGATGCATGAGTTTAGATCTGCAAACGGTGATAAGAGAAAAGAAGCTGACATTCTAGCAGCAGCATTGAAGTTGAAGAATGCTACTGGAGATTTGAATGCTAAACAGTTTTTAGATACTTATTACGAGAAAGGAATAAAGGGAATGAAAAAGGATATGGGAAGAAGCGGAGCAATGCCGAATTTCCCTAATATTCAATAGATATTTTGTTATAATCATGAACAATTAGAGGTTAAAAATGGCAGTATCAAGCACAACAAGTAAAGTAAGTTATTCAGCGTCATCGTCACAGACCGTATTTGCGTACACATTTAAGATATTCGCAGATGCAGATTTGAAGGTTTATGTTAATGATGTACAAAAGACTTTAACTACAGACTACACTGTATCAGATGCAGGTGAAACATCGGGTGGTAATGTTACCTTTGGCACAGGACTAACAGCAGCAGACTCAGTAGTTATTGAAAGAGTCTTAACACTAACTCAAGGAACGGACTATGTAGAGAACGATCCTTTCCCAGCAGAAACTCACGAAGATGCACTAGATAGACTAACCTTCGTAACTCAACAACACCAAGATGCTTTAGATAGAACAGTTAAGTTTGCTACTACGGTAACAGATGCAGGTGATGTGGAAGTATTAGGTACTGCCGCAGTAAGAGCAAGTAAGTTATTCGCTTTTGATTCAGCAGGTGATCTGGATATTACTCAAGAGATTGGTGTTTATAAAGGTTCTGATGCTACCACTACTACAGCAGCCTATGTTCAGCGAGATCTAGTTAAATCAACGACTACTGCACAACTAAACAACATTTATATTTGTACTGCGGCTTCTGCTATAGGAATATTATTAACTAACACTTCTTATTGGTCATTAGTAGTAGATGCAGTAAGTGCGGCTTCTAGTGCTACAAGTGCAAGTTCGAGTGCTAGTGCAGCAGCAAGTTCAGCAACCGCAGCAGCCTCATCAGCTACAAGTGCTGCAACATCGGCCACTACTGCTACGACTCAAGCAACAACAGCAACGACACAAGCTACAACAGCAACAACACAGGCCACCAACGCAGCAACCTCTGCTACTAACGCAGCAAGTTCTGCCACAAGTGCTAGTGGTTCAGCTACGACAGCAACTACAAAAGCCACAGCAGCAAGTACAAGTGCTACCTCAGCAGCTACTAGTGCAACTACCGCCACAACTAAGGCAGGTGAAGCCAGTACATCCGCAACCAATGCAGCGGCTTCAGCAACAACAGCCACAACTCAAGCATCTACCGCAACAACACAAGCATCAGCAGCGGCAGGTAGTGCAACTTCAGCAGCAACTGCCAAGACAGCGGCAGAAACAGCTAAGACAGCAGCAGAGACAGCTCAAACAGCAGCAGAACTAGCAGCAGATAACTTTGATGATACTTACTTAGGTGCTAAAGCAAGCGACCCTACATTAGATAATGATGGTGATGCTCTAACAGCTGGTGACTTATATTACAATACTACCTCTAGTGAACTTAAATATTACAATGGCTCTGCTTGGACAGCTATTGTTACTTATACTCACCCCAACCATAGTGGTGATGTAGTTTCTTCGGGTGATGGAGCAATGACTATTCAAGTTGATGCTGTAGATATTGCAATGTTATCTGCAACAGGTACAGCTTCAGGCACTACATTCCTTCGAGGCGATAATACTTGGGTAGTTCCTACAGATACAGATACTGTTTACACTCACCCTACAACAGCAGGTAATGAACATCTACCATCTTCAGTATCACAAACAGAAGCAGGATATTTAGATGGTGTAACCTCAGCTATTCAAACACAGTTAGATAATAAGACTGATACCAACACTACTTATACAGCAGGTACTGGTCTTGATTTGACTGGTACTACTTTCTCTATTGAGCCTGATTTAAGAGATGGTATTACTCACGTTGGTAGAGATTCTAACGACTACATTCAGATAGACACCGCTACAATTAGATTCTATATTAATGGCGTAAATGTTATGAGTTGTGATTCTTCTGGCAATATAATTGCTAAAGGTAATGTAACTGCTTATGGCACACCTTCTTAATAAGGGAGTAATTTATGGCTTTACAATCAAGTGGGTATATATCCCTTAATGATGTAAATGTTGAGTTAGGTAATTCGGGAACTGCTAGTATCAATATGGGCAGTTCAGCAGTTAGAGATTTATTCGGTGTAGCTAGTGGTGCTATTAGTTTATCTGATGGTTACGGTGCTAGTTCAAGCTATACTGTTTCATACTTAGTAATCGCAGGTGGTGGTGGTACAGCTAAAGACCGCTCGGGTGGTGGTGGTGCGGGTGGTTATCGTAATTCCTATGCTTCTGAAACATCAGGTGGAGGAGGCTCATCAGAGACAGCGTTACAGTTTGTCGGAGGCACTACTTACACAGTAAGCATTGGTGCAGGCGGTGCAGGTACGAATACAAATGCAACTTCTAACAGTGGTTCTAGTAGTAGTATTAGCGGTACAGGAATATCTACTGTTACATCTACTGGTGGTGGAGCAGGTGGTTGGCAGATTGGAGCAGGACAATCAGGTGGCTCAAGTGGTGGTAATGGTTCAGAATACACTTCAGCAACCACAGCAGGTACAGCAGGACAAGGTTATGGAGGCGGTGCTGGTAATAATAGTGAGTCTGGCTCTTGTCTCCGCTCAGGCGGTGGCGGTGGCGGTGCAGGTCAAGCAGGTATTAATTCTACAACAAGTGCTACAGGAAACGGCGGTAATGGTCAAACATCTTCAATCTCAGGTTCATCTATAACAAGAGGTGGCGGTGGAGGCGGCGGTGGTCAATCTTGCTCATCAACGGGTGGTTCAGGTGGTGGCGGTAACGGTTCGGGAGCTTCTGGAAATGGTTCAGCAGGTACTGCTAATACAGGTGGCGGTGGCGGTGGAACAGGTTGTGATACTTGTTACGGTGGCTCAGGTGGCTCAGGTGTTGTTATCCTTCGTATGCCTACTTCTAACTATACAGGCACAACATCTGGTTCTCCGTCTGTTTCTACTTCAGGCTCAGATACAATCCTCACCTTTAATGGTAGTGGTTCTTACACAGGATAAATTATGGCACACTTCACAGAGTTAGATAAAAACAATATAGTAATCAGGGTATCTGTAGTTAATAATGAAGTTATCACTGATGCTGATGATAACGAGCAAGAACAAATAGGTATTGATTTCTTAACACAACTTCACGGGGGCATTTGGAAACAAACATCTTACAACGCCACAATTAGAAAGAATTACGCTGGAATAGGGTTTATTTATGATGAAACAAGAGATGCTTTTATTCCACCTCAACCTTATAATTCGTGGATATTAAATGAAACCACTTGTAGATATGAAGCACCAGTACCTTACCCAGATGATGATAAGAATTATACTTGGAATGAAGATATTATTAATTGGATAGAAATAACAGAATAAGGACTAATGAATGGAAAAGAAAACAGAGCCTTGGCATTTAAGCCGAACAATAAACATATCACACCTATTAACTACCGCAGTGTTAGTGATAGGTATGATAAGTTACGTCTCAGGTATCGAGAAGAATGTGGCATTACACGGACAACAGATTGCTCATAATTCCGAGTCAATCAAAAATGGTAAAAGTGAAATGCACCAAATCACCAAGCAAATCAATAGCAAGTTAGATAAGATATTTGATATGTTGTATAAACTCGGAAAGACTTAATGTTTTGGTTGGTGGTTAATGGAGCACCAATCGCTTATCTACCTGACGTTTGGAACATACCTTTAAACATAATGATTATATAGGGGAGTTATGAGAAATTCTAAAATGTACCGAAACGCTAAAGGACATTACGTTGATGTTTGTCCTGCTAATTGCTTTAAGCATTACTGGAATATC